GCCATCATCGTCACTCTGCTCTTGCGCCTGATCGGCATGGGCTTCGATCTGACGGGCATCTTCGGCGCGATGCTGCGCGCCGGTGGAACCGGTCAAGCGGACTTCGGCGGCTGGCTGTTGGCGGTGCTCCTCTGGTGGGCAGCCATCTACGCCATCGGTCGCTTCGTCCGATTGCGGAGTAAGACCCAGTGAAGCGGGTCATGGTCGGCGTCGCGGCGGGCTTCACGGTGGCCGTCTTCGCGTGGCTGCTATTCGTCAAGGTCGGCCCGTTTCATCGGTACTACTACGTGAACAGCCTGCCCGGTTGGAACACGAGCGTCGGCGCGAACTCGATGAAGTACGACACCGCGCTCGGCCAGGGCTGCGAATTGATGAGCTCGCAGACCTTGCGCTGCCCGTTCTGGGTCTCCTTGTAGTCACACCAGCCCCGGCACGGTCGGCATGACTGGCGGACCCGGAGGTGCCACCGGCCCCGGCATACCGGGGGGTACACCGGGTGCAACGGGTGGTAAGGACGATGCGAATGGGGCCGGTGGCGGCATCATCATAGGCTGCGTCGGCGCCGGCGGCACGGGCATGGCCGCTGGCTGCGGTAAGGCTGGTGGTCCAGGCGGGACTTCCTCGGGCAGCATCACCCCGATCCGCCGCGCGACCTTCACGAACTGCTCGGGATCCCGTTGCGCCTCGCCGACCAGCCACTTGCGATCGCCCGACTGGTACGCCGCCTTGTAGCGCGCGTCGATCACGTCGTCGTCCAAGCGCTGCATGTCGGGCATGTTGCCCGGCTTGCCGAAGACCGCGGTCGCGAGGTGCTGGGCGTCCGTATTGACTTCGCGCGTGATCTCCTCCTGGAGCCGCTGCACCTCGCCCGACGGGCCCGTGCTGACCTTCGCGTACGCCATCAGAGTGGGGTTGGCTCGCCTCCCTGCGCCAGTTCGACCTTGTGCTCGAGCTCGTCCACCCGCCGCTCGAGTTGGCCGATGCGCTCGAGCAGCGCCGTGGTTGTCGTCGGCGGCGGCGGTAGGTCCTCAGCCTGTTCCTGTTCGGTCATCGCGCCCTCCTGCGCTCAAAGTCAGAACAGCAGTACCCGCCGGCGATCCCGGCGAGGACCACGAACCAGTAGTAGAAGCGCGAGTGGCGGAGCTGCGGCCGGACCAGTCTCACACCATGCCGCCCGGTTGCTGCGCACCCTGCGCAACCTGTGGGTACGCCGGCGGACCCACCCCGGCCCCGTTCGGCGCCGCGGCCAGCGCGCCCAGGTCGGGTACCGCACCCACACCGGGTCCGCCACCTTCGAACACGCCCGGCTGTGGCTGCTGGCCGGGTGCGCCTGGCGGAAGACTGCCGGGCACCGTGCCCTGCGCCGCGAGCTGCTGCGCTTCGCCCGCCTTGGCCAGCATGTCGCCGCGGCCGGCCAGCATAAACACCTGCGCGTCCAGCCACTGCTCGTACTGCGGGCTCGCGCGGATGCGGTCGCGGGCGATGCTGCGGCGGATCTCGTCGGGGTTATCGCCCAGGTATTCAACCGCCTCGTCCTTCCCCCACGTGCCCGCGGCGAGGCGCTCGTGGGCATACCGCGCGGCGATCATCTCGTCCGTCGGCAGTTGCGCCTGCACCTCCCACTTGACCTGCATGGGCTTGGCAAAATCGTCAGGCCCGAGCCCGAGGTAGCCCGACGGGTTGTTGTCGTCGCCCGAGTAGAAGACCCACACCTTCTCCTGCGCGCGCTCGCGAACCAGGGTCCAGAGCTTCTCGGTCTGGCCGAGCAGCAAGCGCTCGATACCGTGGCGCACCGGGCCGACGCGCGTACGGGTGTAGCTGAGCACCTGGCTGATCGCGAAGCCGGCGCCCTCCATCCCGCTGAGCGTGGTCACGCGCGGGCTCTCGAGGTCGCGGATCGCCTGGTCGACCAGACTCATGTGCTTCTCGAGCGTCTCGGGCCCCATGTACTGAATGCGCTGCAGCTGGCGGCCCGCGGGCAGGTTCAGGATCTCGCCCGGCCGGACCGTCAGGTCACCCTCGCGCGGCAGGCCGTCGTTGCCGATCACCGTCGTCGCCGGCGTGTCGCCGTAGGTCACCAGCGGGCTGAGCAGGTCCCTGGCGACATATTGGGCGTGCATCGCGCGCAGGAACTGGCGGTAGCGCACCAGCTCGAGCTTGGTCCGGCCGATGCCCCAACCGACTTTCCGGTTCCGCCAGTGCGACATCGACAGGCCCGGCGCGTAGTCGTACGGCACGCCAAACGGGTAGCCGTGACGGAACTGCTTGACGATCTGGCCCGTGTCCTGGCCACTGTAGTTCTGGCCGGCGACCACGTACGTCACCCACTCGTCATCCCACAGCTCGAGCATCTCGACGCTGGCGTTCACGCTGCGCGCGGCCTCGATCTCGTTGAACCCCTGACCGAGCTCCTCGGGCACGATGTCGCCCTGCTTGTCGCGCGCCAGCCGATAGCGACGGAAGGTCGAGCGCTGCGGCTTCTCCGAGACCTCGAGGACCTCGCACAGTCGGCCACCGGACCACTGCGGGTAGATGCTGCGCGGGTCGACGTACATCCACACAAACGGTGGCCCAGCGGATTTTTTCGCGTCCTCGGTGGCCTTGTCGTAGTTGCGGTACGCCTCGTACGAGTCGTCGGCCTTGGGCCGCGGCACGCTGTACCGCGCGTCCCACAGATCGCGCCGCCACAGCAGTTTCGACCAACCGCCACCGTCGTTCAGGCACGCGTCGGTCACCTGGGTCATCGTGTCTGAGCCCGGCTCGCGCGTGCCGCACCGCCAGAGGACCTCCTCGGTCCAGTGCTCGCGGTCGGTGGCGAGCGTCTGCGCCGTGTCGCCCTCGCCGCCCTTGATGTTGATTTTGGGCCGCTCGAGGGTCAGGATCGCCGACTGCTGGAACGCCTCCTCGGTGATGTCCGGGTCGCGCGGGTCGACGTGGACCAGGATGTAGTCCTTGTCGGCCTCGGCCAGCGCCGGCTCACGCATCTCACGCTGTCGGCGCATGTGGTCGATGTCGTAGTCCTGGTCCTTGTACAGATTGCCGAGCTCGGTCTTGAGCGCCTGCACGTAGTGCGACGTGGGCGGCTTGAGCGAGGTGCTCTCGCGATCGACGGACTCGCTGTCGTCCTGGGTGTTGTCAGCCACGATTCAGGTGCGCATCCCACATGGCATACAGGCGCCGCGGCGTGCTCAGATGCACGGGCGTATCCGCCAGGTGGTGACCAGTGACGGTCAGAAAGCGACGCTGGCTATACATCTCGATGTTCCCCCGCCGGCGCCTGCCCTCTGGCAGGGTGCCCTTGCAGAACACGCGATAGCCATCTCGGCTTGGAGAATACTCCGCATAACTGTCAAGTGCACGCACGATGGCGTCCGCGCCGGCCCGCCACTGGTCGACGTGATCGAGGTCGACGCCGACGATGCCCCAGCGCAGATCGAGCGCGAAGCTGACGCCGTCATACGGCCGCGCATCACCCGATTGGGGTGACTGGCCGATGCGGTAGGCCTCGAAGCACGTGTCGAAGTCGAGCCACGTACTCGAGTTCGAGGCTTCGGCGCGTTCGCCGGTCTCGGGGTTGTACGGCGGCTTGCTCCAGCGGTTGTCCTGATGCTCGTACCGCCAGCACGCCCAGGCTCGGTGATTGCGCAATTCCTGGGGGATGGCCCACCGTTCGACCTTGAGCGCACCAGTGGGCGGTGGTGACTTCTGCGGCGCGCGCGCCGGCTGGGTGTACGCCTGCAGCCAGCGCGGCACCGTCATCGCGTCACGCTGGCGGTGTCTCCGCAGGCGTCCCGTTCCAATGCGTCGACTCCGGGGGAAGCGCCGGGAGATTCTTGATCGCGGCTTTCGAAAACCGCCCGACCATTCCCTGGTCGGCACTCGCCATCAAGCGGTAGATCGCTGCTGTCGGCAACGAGCCTTCGGCCCATATCTCCTGCGTATAGGTCACCACGGTGTTGCCTTCCACGTGGTCGATATTGACATTCGACCGCTTACTGATAACCGTGGGCGTACGAATCTCCGCCATCACATCTCTCCTCACGCTGCCACATCGGGCATCGGGTTACCCATGCTCCGTTCTTGTCGGTACTCGGGGCGCTCCCACAGCACGTCGCCCACGTCGGGATGCAGGCCGCGTGTCGTTACGACTGCGCGGCGATCGCTGACTCGCTGGATCCAGCCCCGCCACCACTCGCGTTCAGCGTGCGCGAGCTGGGGGTGGCCCAGCGCCCTCGTTATCCGACCTAACTCCCAATCACTCAGCGGTAACCCTTGCTCAACTAGCGCAAGGCGATCACGGCTAAGCACACCGACATACTCAAGTGTGCGAACCACACGCGCTGGCGATGACCAACGCAGCCTACGTTTCCGATGAGGCACTTCGCCAATTCCTCATATTCCAACTAATGCGGGGCTCTTAGGCGCGTTAACCCCGCGCGGAAACGCAGTAACGACCAGTTTAGTAGCCACCTGTTTGCTATGGCAATGGTCATCGCCTCGCGGCGAATGCGTAGCTCGAGCGCGTCGGCGCCGGGTCCACCACCGCGCCCAGGTTGGCGAGCGCGAGCGCAATCACACAGTCGTCATGCATGCCCGGCGGTGCCGCGTACCGGACCATGCCCGACACGGTAGACGTCGACTCGAACGCGAGTAGCTCGGCCTGCTGCACCTTGTCGGCGAGTAGCGTCAGCTCGCCACGCTCGATGGTGAGCGCCAGCTTCTCGATTGCCGCGGCTTTGCTGGCGTTGGTGTTGTCCCAGCCGTAGACCGGCAACGCCGGCCGCGCCTTGTTGAGCAGCCGCGCGTAACCGCGCTGTAACCGCTCGACCAACGGCCCGCCCATGCTGTTGCGCTCGGCGATGATCTGCACCGGGTGGTAGACGGATGCCCACTCATGCAGTCGCTCGGTCTGGATCTCGAAGTCCAGGTCCGTGAAACGATCGAGCGCGGCCTGCTCGAACGTGGTGATGTCGAGCACGCTGATGACCGTGAAGTCGTCGGACCGCCCCCAGTCGACGCCGAAGACGTACTGGTGACCGCGCTGCGGCGGCTTGGGCTCGAGTCGCGACACCGCGCGTACACCGCGGAAGACGCCGGCGCCCTCGAGCGACAGGAACTCGCCGAGGTATTCCTGGGCAAACACCCGCTCGGGCAGCTCGTGCTTGGCCGCCGCAACTTCCGCCGCCGCAATGTACGGATTGACCGATGTTGGCATCTGCCAGGCCATCCACTCCGGCTCGAGCCCGTCCTGGCCGCGCGAAAACAGCGTGTGAAAATCGTTCAGGCCGCGCGGGGTGGACATGAACCACGCCTCGCCCTGGTAGTCGGTCAGAGTTGGCCGGATCGCCTGGCCCCACACGTCGCTCAGATGCGGCACCATTGCGGCCTCATCGATGACCACGAGCCCATAGCGCCGGCCGCGCGCGGGATCGCCGGTGTCGGTCGACCAGCACTCGATGACGCCGCCGCCGTACACCTCGAGCCGATGCTCCTGCTCGGACTTGTCGCGCGTGACCTCGGCAAGCGTGGCCTTGAGCGCGCGCCAGAATTCCTCGAGCAATTTGTACGTGGGCGCGAAGTAGCCGCCGGGTTTCTGCTCGAGCGCACAGTCGACCAATAGGTCCTGGGCGAGCTTTGACTTGCCCGCGCGGCGGCCGAGCGCGACGACGTTGAAGCGGCGTCGTTCGGCCTTGATCTGCGCCTGCGCCGGGTGCAACCGCGCGAGCCTAATCGTGCGTGTTGTGGCCATTGCTCAAAGCATGATTGACGGTGCGCTCGAGCACGATGGGCTGGTCCTCGTGCAGGATACGAATGGTCACTTCCTGGTCGCCCTCGATGCGCTCCGCGGCCTTGTAGCCGGCCCAGTCGAGCACGTAGCGCACGGCTGAGAATTCGTCCGATTCGATCTGGCGAGCGAGCGAGCTGATGGCCGGGTGGACGAGCGCGCGCATCCGCTCCTCGGCACGCTCTGCAGCCTTGCGCAGATTCTGTGGAGCCTTCCCACCGTGCATGCGGCACACCGTCTGATCGTGCATCGCCCAGGATCCGCATGGCTTTCCGTGTCGACCCTTGCGATGGCAACGCACGGGGTTAGCCAATTGCATGGGGTTACTGAGCTTCTCGAGGCACGGGTGTGACCGGCACCAACGCGTCTTCCCACGCCGTGCGGCTCGCGCCATCGGACGTTTCGAGTCGGAACAGCCGGTGAGTGGCGCTCGGCTCGGCGACAACGTCGGTGATGCGATAGACCCGATACACGGCGCCGCCACGCTGCCGCAGGCGCACCTGGTCGCCGATCTTCAGTCGGTCGGTCATGCTCGAGCCGCAGCTTTCAAGCGTTGCTGCGCCACGATCAAACACCGCGGACAGAGTCCGTCGAGTTCGGATTCATCCTCGGCCAGAGGCAATCCTTCTGGGGCGTACACCTCGGCAGCGCCGCAGTCTCGGCAGAGTGTGCGCTGCACGTGCATTTTTTCGGGTGGGGGGGGTCCGGGGGGGCCGGTCCTCTTGTGTTCTGTACTGTCCTGTCCTGTAGCGGGTGCACGTGCACCGGACGTGCGTTGCACTGTGCGTTGCACGTTCTCTGCACGTGCAGTGTTCGGTGCACCGTTTGTGCGCTGTTCGCGGGCTGCGCGTGCGGCGGCCATGCGCGTCCGATTCTTGGCCCGCATAGCGCTCAGCTTGCCGCTGTAGTCAAACCAGTCGTGCAGCACATACCCGTCCTCCGTCCGCTCGATGAACCCCGACGACACCAGCGCGTCGACGAACCGCTCCGCATCCTTGAGTGGCCAGCCCGCGGCATCCGCGAGCGCGCTCGGTGGCACGCGCCCGAGCTGCCCGCCCGGACTGGCATTGTCGATCCCCCACCACCACAGCTCGTGCAGATGGCCGATGAATTTGTGCCGATCGACGTGCAGCAACGCCACCGCCTCCAGGGTCTTGCGGTGCCGCGAAAGTGATTGGTGGCTCTCAATCCACGCCATCAGACAGTCGCCACTTCCGCCTGATGCTGCAGCGCTTCCATCGCGTTCTCCACGATCCACACATCTGATAGTGGATGCACCCAGAAGGGACCAATCCGCGGCGCCTGGTTCGGATCGACATCCAGGTGCACCAGCCGCATTCCACTCAACGGCGGGTGACGCTGACGCTTCACGTGCTGCCACGATGCCGCGATATCCGTCGATACCGATAGAGCCACGCCCAGCAGGAAGCCGCGATCCAACACCATCAAGTCGACGCCAGCCATATCAAGCCCGATGATCCAGTGCACACCCTCAAAGTGACCGTAGGTCTTCAGGGCCGTTTGAAAGTGCGACTGTCGCACGAGCGCGGGATAGGTCCGACTCGCGCGCGCGCGCACGCTCATCTCAGGCAAGTCAGGGGCTGCGTCGATAACGGCCTTCAGATAGCGCTCCTGTGTTGGCAACCCGCTCAGGGCGCGGCGGCGTTCCTTCAGAAAGATCTCAACCAGCCCAGGTAGGGCGAGTTGTTCACTGTCAAGCGTCCGCGGATACATGCTCAAGCGCTGACTGAGCATGGCCGATTCGAGTCGCTCGAGATCGTTCATCACTGCCGTCGCCGCTTGTGGAGCGGTCCATCCTTGCGAAAGATCAGATACGTCGCGCCGTTGTTATAAGCACTGAGCTGCTCAGTCCACTTCGGGTCGATCACCGCGTTGGCGCGCACCTGATAGACCTCGTCAAACGGTGGCTGACCGATCGCCTCGCGTACCCAGTCGCTCTCGAGCACGTAGCGCTGCCCATGCACGTGATCGGTCACCTTGACAACAGTGCCCAGTCGCCCGATCCGCCACGCTTCGCGACACCCATCCTGGATCGCCTGCTCGATGTCGGCATCTTCGAAAGTGCCGAACTTCGCGCCCATGATCGACTCATCGCCCGCGTCCGCAACGTGCGGCGGGTCGAACAGCGTCACGTCATAGCTATCGTCGGGTACGTGTGGCAGTGACCGGAAGTCCTCGGTCCCGTTTGGCGACTTGCTCGGGTCGATAATCAGCCGCGTGACTTCCAAGAGCTCGGAGCCGTCCCAGAATCCACCATCGCCGCCCGTCAGGTCCAATGCAGTGCTGGCGTTCGGGAAATACACGCGCAGGATCTGCGCGACGATGATCGATGTCGGCAAGTCCTGACAGAACCGCAACAAGGGCTTGTGAGTCGGGAGTGGCTTCAGCTTCGCACCCTTGACGCGTGCTCTTAGCTCGCGCGTACTCCATCCCATTGCCTCTGCTTGATCAAGCCATCGTTCCTGTAAATCCTCATCGAGCGCCGCTACAACTTCATGGTGCGACCATGAAAAGTCCCGGCGCCGGGACTTTTCGACTTGTGCTGCCACCCACTTCCAGTTTTTCAGCGTTTGGAGCGGAGCCTCGAATAGGTTGAGCGCTTCCGTATACGTCTCACCGTAGGGCTGCTGTTCTCCGTAATTAAGCAGATCACCAATCCACCATTGGGCAGCACGTTCAACAAGCGCGCACAAGTGTGCTGCTTCCAACCATTCGGCTTTACTGAGCCCCGGGCGTAATTCCAATGCTGTCCGAGTTACGATGCCTGGCAGCGCGAGCTGCGACTCTTGCCGCCGGCGCAGTGCTGTCGTCACGCCGGCAGTTCCACCTGACCTTCTACCGTGGTGGCGCGTTCGCCTTCGCGCGAGTGAATGCGTTCCCGCAGCTCGTCATTCGCACCCAGGACGCGCTCGAGTGGCCAGGTCTCCCTAGCCTTGAACGCGTGCAGACCGAGCACGCCGACACTTTCGGCACCGTCCAGCAGACGCCGATTGTCCTCGAGCGCATCGGCCCGCTCGGCCAGATCGTCGGCATTCGGCGGCTGCGCTGGTGCCGGCGTCTGCGGCAATGGCGCATCGTCCTGGGCATAGATCTGTTCGTGCTTGGCTGCGAGCGCAGCGACGCGTTGCGCTTCAGGATGCTGCTGCTCGTACGCCAGACGCCCGAACTCCTCGTCGTCAGGCACGTCCTGGCCGAATGCGAGGCGCGATGCCCGCGCGATCGCACGTTTCTCCGCCATCTCCTGGGGATACTGCCGCGCCACGGGTTGGCGAGCGAACTCCTCAGGATTGACCTTGCCGCGAGCGCTGATCTCGCCCCAGTCACGTGTGCGGATCGTGCACTCGACGACGATTTCGTTCGCCTTGTATCCCCAGGCTTCCTTTTCGCTGGCCGATAATGGGCGGCACTTGTAGCCGCGGTACTGGGGATGTCGCTTCATCGTGCGGATTCGGCCGTCGATCGTCAGCGTCGGCTGCCCGTATTGCAGCGTCACGTCGATGATGGGATCGACGTCATAGTGCTTCGCGAACAGGTAAACCATGTTGCGCTGGTCAACTGTCGCGCCAGCCATGCCGAAACCGGTCTTACTCGCCGCTTCGATGCGCGTCTGGATCTGCTTGTCGGTGAACTCGCGATTGGCGAGCTCGGTCGCCTGGGTCACGCTTTCTTTGCCTCCAGTTTGATCTGCGCGAGGATCTCCTGTTGCTTCGGGGCACACGGCCAGGGCACGCCGCACTTGGTGCACAGCAGCTTGCGCCGCTCAACATCGCGGACCATGACGTGCTCGCTCACAGCGGCAAGTCCTCGGGGTCGTCGGGCGGCGGCAGTTGATCAGGCGGTAGTTCTGACGGTGTCACCGCATCCCTGACGCGCCACGCGGGCGACTTCGCCAGCTCGGCATGCACCAGCCGCCGCGCGGCCTCGAGCCTGACCGCGATCGCCGCGTCATCGTCGTCCTCGAAGACGTCCAGCCACACCTCGGCGGACTCGCTGCCATAGTTGCCATCGCTGACCTGCTTGCGGAATGCGACGTGGACGCGAGCAGACTCGTCGCTCACCGCTTGCTCCACGAACTGGCGTCACGGCACGTCGAGAAGTGCGATATCGCCGTGCGCGCGCCATCGACCACGTCGAAC